ATATTTTATATATCTTTTATAAAAAGATTCTACTCTTCCTAAGAATTGATTTGTTTCATTTTGAAGACATAATCTTACTCTACCTGTTGAATGGTCATGGTCTAAAGTAGGTTTATTTATCATCTCCATTGTTATAGGATCTAATTCATTTTGAGAAGATAATGAAATATTTCTGTATTTAGAAATATCTTTATTTTTTAAAAGTTTACCTTTAAATTTAAATATAGAATTTCTTATTCTTATTTTATTCATATATTTATTAATAATTTTTTAGTTTTTTCTAATCTATATTTTTCTATATAGTCAGAAATATCTTTGGTTTTTGATTTTTCAGGTATGAAAAATAATTTAATATCTGAATAAATATCTTTCCATTTTTTAGAAAATTTAATTCCAGTATCGTCATTATCTAAATTAAGTATTATATTTTTAAATCTTGAATTCAATTCTTTATATTTTTTATCAGAAAACATACTTGTTTCATTCATTATTGAAATAGCATTATATCCAAGTATTTTAAATACCATAACATCTTTTAATGATTTAGTTATAATTAACATATCACCTTTATAAGGTAATTGATCATATCCTAATAACATATCTTTATTTAAATTATTTATCCATTTTTTATTTCCAAAAGGAGCATATAATTTATAATGATAATCTTTATAATAATAACTATAAGTATTAGTATAACAATATGTAGAACTTATTATTTTTTTATTTGAATCTAATAAATGATAAGAATTAATTCTATTAATATTATAAGTATTTAGTGTATCTATGTTTATATAATATTTATCATTCCAATATTGGAAATCTTTTAATGTAAAATCTCTTTTTTCTACATGAATTAAATATTTTTGAGAAACTATACTTTTATTAGGAGGTAATGCTCCTAATACTAATTGAGAATTTTCTTTATTAGTACTAAGAGCATTATAACCTAATTTAAAATCTGAGTTAATTATTCTTAAAGATTCTAAAAAAGTACAATTATATTTTTTACATATATAAGAAAATATATCATGTGTTTCTCCTGTTCCAAAATCATGATATCTACCCTTATTATTGTCAAAATACATTTTGACAGAAGGATTTTTATCATTATATAGTTCAGATTTAAACATTTTATTAATACTAAAGTTTGTACAATAATACATCCATAGTGTTAAATCAGATACTTTTCTAAGTATATTTTTAGTATTTAATTCTAAATCATCCAGATTTTCTTTAATCATTAAATCTCAAAAGTTTTCTCTGTTTCTACAGGTAACCTTTTCATATCCCATTTGTTATTAGGATCAAAAGTCAATAATGAAGGTACTTGTTGAATATTTTCTGCAAATACTTTACCGCCTATGGTAGCTTTAAACCAATTAGATTTACCATCCTTACCTGGAATCTCTTTACCAATAAATTTAATTCTAACAGATTTGTTTAAAATCAATTTAGAAAGTGAATTTGTAAAATCAGATAATGTTTTAGCATTATTATATGCATCATTAAAGTCTGTTTCTTTTACAATTTTAGTACTAATGTGTTTTAATTGACCTAATGTTCTTTTTCTTCTATTAGATGATTCTTCATCTGAACCTGAATCATAATAAAATCTGTTACTTACTGTTTGTTCTTTACTGTTAGTAAAAATCATTTCAATAAATGATGAAATTCCTTCATTTTCGTGAAGTTCCATTTTTGAAATAAGTACTTCATGAATACCTGGTTGAATAAATGAACTTTGTGATTCAACAATTTCGCTTAAATTTTCTTTTTGCATATTAATCAATAATTATAAATTTATTTTTTTTAATTCCTTTTGTACTTGTACTTAAACCTGATTCAAGCATAGCTCTTTTAGCCTGTTCTTTTGTAATTTTGTAATACTCTGCTATTTGAGGAATAGTAAAGTTTCTTTTTTCTCTTAAAGAGATTAATTCTGTCTTTGATATATTTATCATATATATAATTTATTTAAATAAAATGTTAATTTATTATCTATCATTTCAGATAGGACTAATTCTTGATTTTTTAAATGTTCACATCTTGAACCACATACTACTTCATCATTGGTTTTAAATGTTATTATACATTGGTTATTTTTTCTATATAAATAACCTATTGAATCAGCATTAGCACATACAATACTTTTAATTTTACCTGTTAAATCAATACTCATTGGAGATACTAATTCTCCATTATCAGAAATCATTTTATCTTTTACATGTCCTAGTAAAATGATATTAGGAGCTAAAGTTTCAATAAAATTTATAACTTTAAAGAAAGCTTCTCTAAGATAAAAATATCCTGCACCATTAGATAATGTTAATACATTAGTTCCTCTAAATGTATTTCCCATAGCTGTATTTTTATACATTTTTAGTGCTAAAGGTAATACCATTTCTTCAAGTGCTGTTACAGTATCTAATGTTATATATTGATAAGGATTACCTGCTTCTTTTATTTTTTTTCCTATTTCATATAATTCTTCAATATTATTTGCTTTAATCTTTAAAGCATCTAAATAATCTGAACCATTTTCTATATCTATAATTAAATTATTCTTTAAATTAGCAAAAAGTGTTGTTTTACCCACTTTAGGCTTTGAATACACAATTAATGTTTTAGGATTTATAGCTGAAGCTTTTATTATATCTTTTGGTAATTCCATTATAATTTAGATGGAGGTATAACGTATGAGTCTTTGTTAGATGGTTCTAATTCATTCTTAATTTCATTTCTAATACTTGTTTCTTTGTTAACATAATCTCTAACATCTACATTTTCTGGAAATTCATCAAACATTCTTTTTTGAACAATAATTTCAATACCTTGCATTAAATTCTGTACTTTTTGAATAGTACCTTTACTATCCATTACATTTACTCCTTGATAATTATATTCAAGATAATAATTACCAAAACTTTTACTAGTTATTTTCATATATTTTTTATTTTAATATAAGCTATAATCAATTTTATCACTTTTTTCTAATTCTACAAATGATCCTGCACTTGGATTAAAGTATAATCCAATTCCAATATTATCTTTACTTAATCTATTTTTAATTATTTTTAATTGAATAAAAGATTGTCCTAATTTACGAACATCATATCCCATACAAGTATTCATATCTAATTTATAAGGATTCATTAAACCAAGTACAATATCAGCATCATTATATGGATTAGTACTATCTCTGAAATCTGATTGTTGTGGACTTAAATCTGCACCTTTAAATTTTAATCTTTCTGTACTACTTAAAGATTGATTAAATTGTTGTACAAATATAAAACTATATCCAAACATATTTCTTAAAAATACTGCATATTCTGACATTTTATCTATAACTTCTTTAGTACTATATCCTCTTTCTTTATGTAAATGATATAAATGATCCATTACTACTATTCTGTATTCATCTTCTTTGGGAATATATGAACTCATTCTCTTTTTTTCTTCACCTGTAGAAGTAGTATAATTTTCATATATTATTTCTCCATTATTTGCAGCATAATTATATAATTCATTATATATTCCTGTTGGATTAGAACTTTGAAATATGAATTTTATTTCACTAAATAATTTTTCTATATCTGGTAATTCTTTTTGTATAATCCTATACTCTTCTTGAGAAAGTCTATTATTACCTAATCCTTTAATTTTTTCAGGTGATATGACAATATCATATTTATTATGTATAGTACTTGTTAACCAATTACACATTTTAGATAGTTTATCTATTTCAAAAGAATAATAAAATACTTTAATAGGTATATTCTTATTTTTAGCATCTTGAATAGCATTTAATAAAATAAAATCTAAAAATGTACTTTTACCTACTCCTGAATTACCTCCAATAAGATAATATGTTTTTTTTTGAATACCAAATATATAATTATTAATCCTATCAAATCCATTATTTAATCCAGAATATTTACCTGCTAATCCATCTTCAATTCTGTCTATTAAATTCATATATTTGTTATTCTTTCTGAAGAATTATCTTCAGGTTCATCTAATTCTAATTGAGAAAGTAAAGTACTTATACCTTCTTTTTCAATAAAATAATGAGATGATTTTAAATATTTATAATTATCAATTAAATTATTTTTAATGTATTTCTTAGTACAATTTAAAATATCTTCTTTAGAATACTGAGGATGTTTCTTTGTAAATTCTTTCATTTTTTTAATACAAGAGTTTAAATCACCTCTTGGATTTCTACCTGGTAATCTTATATTAGGAAATAATTCTCTATATTCTACAATCCATGATGTAACATCAGGAATAAATAGAGATTTACTCTTTTCTGTAAGATTATTTTGAGAATCTAAATAATCATTCATTTTTAATTCATCTATATTAACTCTTAATAGTATATCATCATAATTATTTATATATTTTTTATACAAATATACAAATTCATCAGGAGTTAAACTATTAGAAATTAATATTTCTGAATTTATATTAAAGTTCATCATCTAATTCATCATCTAATTCACTATTTGATTCATCATTTAGATCATCATTTAATAACATATAATCATCTGTAAATGAATCCTCAAAAGATTCATTAAAATCCATTGAACAATCACATATTTCTTCAACATAATCGTTCTTATATATTCTGCCTGTTCCAAAACATTTTGGACAATTTCTATTAGCCATTTAAATAAAGTTTATGAATTATTTTATAATCTTCCATATCATAATATATAATATCATTTTTAGATATGATGTTATCTTTAGTACTTTTATTTTTATTTTTAAATTTTTGTTTACTTATTAAAAGTTTTTTTTTATTTTTCATAAATAAATTATTAAATAAATAAATCTAACTGTCTAGGTTTTATATTATTAAGTTCTTTGTTAACCTCATTAATATAAAATGAATAATTAATATTATAATCAGATATTTGTTTTTCTACATAATTATTAAATTCTTGTACTAAGAATCCTACATGTATTTTTTCTGTACTACCTTTAGAATAACATTTAATAAATGGATTTCCTTTTGTACTTATATAATATCTAGTGTTTTTTTGAGTAATATTTTTAACATGTTCAGGAATTCCGTTTCTATAAGCTATAGAATGTATTTCACCATGTGAATCTTTAGTGAATTTTTGTCTACCACAAAAATCATATATATTAGTATGGTTTCTTATAGTATCTTCTATAGGAATATTCCTATAAATGTAATTCTCTAATGCTATTGGAATTATTTTAAAACTATTATCTTTATGATAAGCTGGTTCTGAACCTACTAATTTATTTATTTCAAATCTACCTTTATTCTTAATTTTAGAATTTGTATCAATACATGAATAATTATTAACATCAGCTATAGATATCTTATTGTATTCATTATATTCAAGTGTAAATTTAGTTATTTTTTCCCATTCTTTACATATATTAAAATACATTTCTTTATATATTCTAGGTATTTTTATTTCTAATCCATCAGTATTTATCATATAAATTTGAGAATCTGGTATACATGATAATTTTTCAACTAACATACTCATTAATAATTGTCCATTTATTGTAATACTCATTGTATATTGAGGATCATAAAGAAAACTATTAACTTCATTACTTTTACCATAACTAGAGTTTAATGCTAATTTTAAAGCATCTGAAAGAATATTATTTTTAAGATTTTTAGCTTTTATTCTTTTATCTAATATATTAGAATATATATCACAGAATATACTACCTAAATGTTCAGGATAAAGTTTATATTTTATACCAATATTTGGATATAGAGATGCTACATCAGCAGACATTATAACATAATCATTATCTGATTCATAAATACCTGCTCTAGTAATACCATGAATACCACCTATACCATAATCTATTAATACATTTTTAAATAATATTGACTTTGAGATATTATTTTTAGTACCAGGATATATTATAACATCTTTAAAAAAAGAATGTATTTGCTTTAATTCAGGTGTTTCAAATTTAATATTATTGAATAATATATCTTTAACTACTATTTTATTTCTATAAGTTCTTTTAGATTTTAGAATATTTGAATCTATTCCTGTTTTTTTAATAATTTCTTTAAATATTATAGTTTCACCTATTTTAGAATCTGAATAATTTAAAGCTGGTATCTTATAAGCCTTAGATATATCAGTCCTTAATTTTATTTTATCTTTAGATAATTTATAAAATTCAAAAGTTGCTATAACATCATTTAAATTATATTTTAATATATCTGATACTTCTTCTAATGTTATATCATCCTTAGTATGTTCTAAAGGCATTTCCATAACATTAGGAAGATTCATAGATATTTGTAATGATTTTAACGAAGTTTTTCTTCCTTTATTATTATAGTGCCATATTTTATATAAATCTAATTGTGGCATTTTAAAATTTTTATAAGATATTCTAGAACTAAAATCATCATCTGATAAATTAATTATTCTTTGAGATTCTCTATATATAGCATGAATTACATCTTCCTTAGAAATAGTATTAAAATATTTATAGTTTTCAATTATAAAATGTAGTACTGGATAATCAAAGAATATATTATTAAATCCTATACCATATTTAACTGTTTCTAAATGTTGTATTAAATCATGTAATTCAAATTTATCTTTATGAAGAACATATGTTTTTATTTCTGCTGTATCTATATTAAGTCCAGTATACGTAAAACATGATTTTAATGTTTCAATATCATATATATAATAATTTTTATTCATTATATTTCAATTATTAATCCATTAGAAGATACACCTTTATTAAATTGATTATCAGTAACTGTACTAACATTCATAAATGTTATATCATTAATTATTCTTATACCTTGATTAATTATTTTTTCATTGTTATGAATATGTCCAAAAACATGATACTTTGGTTTAATAGTATTAAATATGTGATTATATAATGATTTATCCCCACAAAATTCTAATTCATTATCTATATTATAAGATAAATCTAGTATTGTTTTAGGTGGTCCATGTGTAATAAGTATATCTACATGTTCAATATGTTTCCAATATTTATCTAAATTTTCCCTTTCAACTGTAAAATACCATTCTCCAAATACTGGAGTAATAGGGGAACCATAAAATTTAATATTATTTATTTCAGTATATTCATTTTCAAGATATATTATTCCATTATCTTTTAATTTACTTGTATTGTATTTTTTTAAAGCCCATGCATCATGATTACCAGCTATAAGAATTTTATTTTTAATATTTAATTTTATAAACCAA